GCCGACACCGCCCGCGTGATGATCGGACTGCGTCTGCCGGCGGACGATCCGCGCACCAACCGTCACACCCTCGCCGACGCGCTGCGCGAGATCACCGCCGCCTACAGCGACGCGCGCGATGCGCTGATTGCTGCGCTGGGCCAACACGGCCTCGAAACGCACATGCTGGAGGAGCGGGAGACCGTTGCCGAACAGGCGCTGTCTGGCCTCGCGACGGCGCTGGACGCCGGGGACGACGACACGCCCGCCGACGACTACGGCGCGGACATGCTGAAGGAGGATCGGTGATGGGTGGGCGAATCTTGCTAAGCCGCGATGGGTCGTCGTTTCCCCTGAGTGGCGCATGGATGGGCTGGAGTGACGGCGCGCTCGTGCTCGCGATTGCCGACGCCGCAGAGGCGCGCCGCTTCGCCGCCTTCGCCGCCGCACATGCGGACATGATGGAGGCCGGCGAGAAGCTCGCCGCGCGGATCGCAGCGACCCTTGCCACCCCCGACGACACGGAGGCCACATGACGCCCGATCAAGCCGTCGCGCTGGCGTTCGCCGACGACGCGGCGCTGAACGTGAGCGCGTTTACACCGCATCCGGCCGTGGCCGAAGCGCCCTACGCGGTCGTCAGCTCACGGGATGAGGACGACGCGCTGGTGCAGGCCGACGGCGCGGCGGTGGTGCGGAGGGTGGCTTAGCAATGGCGACACTAACGACGAAATACTCGGTCGGTGATCGCGTTTACCTCGCGACGACGGTGTCGACCCGGAAGCAGCACCCCTGCCCTGACTGCTTGGGCTCGCGCGAGTGGAAGGCCGTCGCACCGAGCGGTCGCGAGTACAGCTTCGTTTGCCCGCGATGCACGACAAGCTTTCGGCATCACACCGAAGCGTCCCTCGAATATACCGAAATGGCCCCTGTCGTGCGCGCGCTGACAATCGGCAGTGTCCGGATCGACACCAACAGCGACGACGGCGCGGTCGAGTACATGTGCGTCGAGACGGGTGTTGGCAGCGGCACGATCCATCGCGAACGAAACCTTTTCGAGGACGAAGCCTCAGCGCTGGAGGCAGCCATGCTCAAGGCTGCAACGGACAACGCCTCCATCGAATGGATTGTGAAGCAGCGGGAAAGCGCTCTCGCGCTTTCCGACTATCAGCTCACCGACGCGATCAAGCAGGCAGCCGAGAAGAAGCGGTTCGCATGGGAAGCGCACGTCGAGATGCTGTTCGCTGACCTGCGAGACGCCCAGGACATGGACGAAGTGCGTCGCGTCCTCGGCACGTTCGAGGCCCGCGATGCAGCCTGACCCCACCCGCCTAGCCACGGCCCGCGCGGCCCTCGCCGCCTTGCACCGGCTGCACGACGCCGCGCTCGACGCCAGCAACCGCATCCTGTGGCCGCTCCTGCCGCGCGGCGATGCCAGCCACACCGCTGCCGCGCTCGACGCAATCTCCGCCCGCCGCGAACTCGACGCCTGCACCAATGAGAGGCTGCACAATGCTTGAAGGACACTGGCCAGAATACACCGACGCCGCGCAGGCACGTCACGCGGCCATCTTCCGCGATGATTTGGGGCACGAAGCCTCCGCGCGCGGCGATTACGATACGGCTCGCCGACATTGGCGCTATGCCGACACCCTTCGCCAGCAGGCTAACAATTTGGAGGACGTACAATGAGCCAAGCCCTCGCCCCGCGCGATATCGAGATCGAGCCCGCCGGCGCCGTTACGCCCTATAGCCTATTAGACCGCGCTGTCGCATCGGGCGCCAGCGTCGAGACGCTGACCCGCCTGATGGAGCTACAGGAGCGCCACGAGCGCAACCAAGCCCGCAAGGCGTTCGATGAAGCCATGGCGGCCGCCAAGGGCGAGATTGGCCCGATCAAGAAAAACCGCGAGGTGGACTTCACGTCTCCGAAGGGTCGCACCAACTACCGGCATGAAGACCTGGCCGAAGTCGCCCGCACCATCGACCCCGTGCTGCGCCAGCATGGCCTATCCTATCGCTTCCGCACAAGCTCGGCCATCGGCGAGCCCGTCAGCGTGACATGCATCGTGTCGCACCGTCTCGGTCATTCCGAAGAGAACACGCTTCAAGCGGGCCGCGACGAGAGCGGCAACAAGAACTCTATCCAAGCGGTGGGATCCACGATCACGTATTTGCAGCGCTACACACTCAAAGCTGCGCTGGGCTTGGCCGCGTCCAACGACGACGACGGCCGACCCTCCGACACGCGCGACAACGAGCCCATTTCGTCCGAACAGGTCGCAAAGATTCAGGCGCTCGCGGAGGAAACGAAAACCAGCATCCCGAAGCTGTGCGCCTTGCTGAAGGTGGAGAGCATCCCGGCGCTTACGGTGGTTGCGTACAACCGCGCGCTGGAAATCCTGGAATCGCGCAAGGGCGGCAAGTGATGGCCGTTGAATATCTCGACTTCGAACAGGGCTCCGATGAATGGAAACGCGCTCGGGCAGGCAGCCTTGGCGCATCGCAAATCCACGAGGCCCTTGCCCGCACCAAGACCGGATGGGGCGCATCGCGTGCCAATCGTCTCGCGGCCCTTGTGATCGAGCGCCTGACCGGCCAGCCGCAGGACAGCTATCAGAACGCGGCCATGCTCCACGGCACGGTGACGGAGCCCGAAGCCCGCGTCGCCTATGAGTTCTGGCACGACGCGACCGTTGTGCAGGTGGGCATGGCGCGGCATCCGACGATTGCCGGAACGCACGCCAGCCCTGACGGCCTCGTCGGGGATGACGGCCTCGTGGAAATCAAATGTCCGCAGGCGGCGCAGCACCTCGCGACGCTCCTGGGCGAGCCGATTGCCGACAAATACATCATGCAGATGCTCTGGCAGATGCGATGCTGCGAGCGGGAGTGGGGCGATTTCGTATCCTATAACCCGGCCTTCCCCGAACGGATGCGGATGGTGGTGAAGCGCGTCCAGCGTGACGACAAGCGGATTGCCGAAATGGAACGCGACGTGACCGCGTTTTTGAATGAGGTCAACGAAAGCGTTGACCGCCTCCGGTCCAAATACGATCCGCCGCCGCGGGCGGCGATCGACCAGCATCCGATCATGGCAGGCTGACGATGAGCGATCGACCCGCCCTGTTCGTGCGCACGCTTAACGGTCTCTCACCGCAGAACGACTGCGGGACCGAATTGCTGCGCGGCGTGGCAGCGGGCACGGTTCTTCGTGTCTCCGTCAGCCGCCCGCGCAACCTACGCCACCACATGAAGTATTGGGCGCTGTGCTCCAAGGTCGCCGCCGCGATCCCTGGCGACATGACGGCGGAGAACGTCAGCGACGTGCTCAAGTTGAAGACCGGACACTACACCGTAGTCGAGACGCACGACGAGGACGGAGTAGTCGAGATCAACCGCATCCCGCGCTCTATCAGCTTCGCGAAGATGGGGCAGGACGAGTTCAGCACCTTCTATGACCGCTGCATCGTCGTCATTTGCGAGCAGTGGCTTCCGCATCTGAAGCCGTCGCAACTCCGCGACGAAATCGAGCAGATGGCCGCATGACCGAGCGCCGCGCCCATATCAGCCGCTGGACCTGGGCGCGCGTCATGGCCGCCTACGGCTTTGCGTGTGCGGCGTGCAGGGAGCCGTTCTCCGATGGCGCGCGGGTGGACATAGACCACATTTGGCAGCGGGCTACGGGTGGGCCGGACGCGGCGGATAACTACCGCCCGCTTTGCATCCCCTGCCACCGGAAGAAGAGCAAGGCTGACTCGCGTGCCCGGAAGAAGATCCGAGCTGCGACCGGAGCGAACAAGCCGCGCATCAAGAAGCCCGTCCCCCAGCGAGTGAACGCGTGGCCGGCTGGCCGCAAATTCCAGAGCCGCCCAAGGAAATCCCATGCCTAACCCCCTGCCCGCATCCCCCGCCCTTGACGCACGGGAGAAGTTCGCTGATCGCTGGCGCTTTCTGCCGGAAGCCGAGGCCATTAGCGGTCCGCAAGGCGGCTTCTGTGCTGTGTATCGTGACCGTTGGTGGGTCTGCCATCCCGAACACGGTCTAACGTTCTTCTGGTCGCGCGGAGTTAAAGGGCTTGGCTCACCGCAATGCAACGCGAGCGAGAACATCGCTGTCCGCCTAGGCAAGCCTGTTTGGGCGGTGCTGAAATTCCTCCCGGTCGTCTTCGTTCCTATATCGCTGGCGGACTATCAATGACTGATTCTCTATCCGACAAAATGCGCGCGCTGGCAGCCTCGCATCCTCGCGGTGCCGAACTCAAAGCCAAGGCCGACGAGTTCGACGAAAAGACGAAGGCTCACTACTCAGCGGGCGCCAACAGAGAAACGGCAAAGCGCATGTTGGGAGCTTGGGCTCGCGCGAGGCGCCTCTGGTCTGAATGCACCGGGGAGCCGCTAATATGACCCCGCTACCGCCGAAGCCGACGGAAGATGAGGTCGAGCGGGCGAAAGCGTCTGCCGACCGACAGAAGGTTCTATCCGACCCCACCAGCTTTTACCTGGATGTCCTCTCCGCCGCGCTGGCGAAGGCGGAGGACCGCGCCGACACCTTCCGCGATCTGCTCAAGGAAATTCTCGACATCGAGCACGAGCTTGAATGCATCGGCGGCGGCCCGCGATGGAAGGAGCGCCGAGCAAAAGCCTTCAAGCTAGCGTGGGAGGAATTTGAGCCGTGAGTCCAGACAACACCAAGCCCACCCCACCCGCGCTTGCGGATAGCGTAAACATCGATGAAGGATGGGCCATCCTCAAGGCATGCAAGGGAATGCTGCCTGTCTCGATAAACGAGACTGCCGACTACGCCGAGATACTGAGCGCAGCAGACGGGTTCGCTATCGCTATGACGATACAGCCTTCCCTCATCGTCTACGCCGTCAACAATCTCCCCGCCCTCCTATCTCGCGTCGCCGCGCTTCAGACGGCCCTGCGCGATGTGATCGAAGGCGCCATCGAAACCGGGTCGGCCGATCACTGCGCGCACATTGCCCGCACAGCCCTCCGCGAGCCGCAACGTCCTCGCCAAAGCGCGCGGTGAACCATGACCGCGCTTGTGGCACCTGTCCGCCTTCAACTGTCGCGCAAGAAGGGCTTCGACCTTCAGGCCCTCAGCATCGCCACGAATGGGCTACCGGCGGTCAACGTCGCCCGGCCGAGCAAGTGGGGAAATCCGTTCACGCGCACCAACACCGGGGGCTGTCACTGCAACACATGCCTCGCTGCGCACTACCAACTAGCTCTCAGCGACACGGGCAAAAAGACGATCCGCGCGGCCTTCAAAGGGAAGAACGTAGCCTGCTGGTGCCCGCCAAATCGCGACTGTCACGGCGATGTAATTTTAGAGATCGCTGCTATGACGGATGAGGAGTTCGAGAGAATCCTTCTGGCCCGCAACCATATTGTTGACGCCAACAAAATGGCCGGGGCGGCCGGGGCTTCTGCGCAGCCTAGGTTCTGCGCCCTCAACGAGGCTGAATCCTAGCGTTTTGCTCGATTCCCGTCTACAGTGGGGCATGGCGGGCGTGCGACTTGCGGACGGGCTTTGCAACAGAAGCCGCTACTCCCGAGCGCAATTTCGGTCCACGCTCATGTGTGCGCTGAGTCCCGCCACCCTCACNNNNCGCCGGCGGGAGATCGCGTTCGTTATCATCGCCGCGGCCGTGTCGGCGCTCATGTATGCGGCGTGGTTCTGGCCGCGTTAGAGGTTCCTGACCTCGTTCGCGACGCCGGCGCGGAGCGTCCCCAGCCCCAGCGCGCCGAGCACGCCATAGATCCACTCCGGGATCGGGTAGCCCATGGCCTGGGCGAAGGCGAGCGCCGCCGTCGCGAGCGCAACGA